AAAAATCACCTGCACCTTCCAGTTCGGCACCAAGAAAAATCGGAAGTTGATTTTCAACTACGGATTGGATTTTTACTCTTTTTTCTAACATTATCGCGTAATTTTACCGTTTGAGAAACTGGAAGAAACCGTATACTTAGAACCAGACACATCAGCGCCACTAGACATGGTGTCTGACACAACTGTAACGTTACTCTTACTTATATCTAGTTGCAAAAATAAATCCTGTAATCCAATAACATCATTTGAATAAGGAATTGCCTGAACTTCAATAATTGGGAATTCTGCAACTGATTTTGAAGTTCCAACAATCTTAATTGGATTCAAAAGGATTTCTCCTTTGATATAATCAATGGTTCCAACGTCTCTTCTCAAAACTTGCATTTCTGTATCAGAAATTGCTCTAATTAAGTCAATACTTCCACTTTGCATGTCATCATATGGTACGTCTGTCAAAAATACTTCGCCAGAATAACCTTCTACAAAGAAACCACTGGTTTTGATGTTTTGACCTTCGGTAACATGAAATCTATTGCCATAGCAAAGTTCATATTCAGAAAAACTGTTGATGACGGGTCTCAAATCTCGTCTAATCTTTACAGTTGTGATATTTGAAGTAATAGAGGAGTCGCAATCATCAATTACTCTCAAAAGTTTACTATATTTCAGTCTTGCACCATAAGTATTGAGTTCAGCAGTTTTCGAGTAGACATCTAAACACTCAATAAGCTTCGTTTTGAGCGAAGATGAAGATGGGAACTGGTTTGTGTTATAATAAACGTTTGAATCAATCTCAACATACAAATATTTCAAATCAATGATGCGTGGAGAGATTCCAGCAACCGTATATCTCTTCAAATCATCAATAATTGAAGTTTTTACGAAATTTGAAAGATAATTTCCGTTTTTAGGTTTGATTGCGATAAAAACTCTTCCATATTGTGGTGGATCAAGGTCTTCACCACCAAAAGCAGATACAGATTCGGTATCGGGGAACACTTGTTTGGTTAAGACCTCATAATCTTGATTTGTAACCGCTCTATTTTGAGATGCGTACTTCAATGGCGCATATTTGCGGATAGAATCAACAGATTCGATCTCACCACCACCCTGAGCTGGTGAAATAACAGAAATCGCAGAAACACCGGTCGTTACGACTCTATCATCGTTGTCAACTAGTCTTCCAGCAAAGGTAAAGTTGCTGGCACCATTTCCAAGATCACCATTTGTGATGACATAGGTTGTCGTGATGACATTTCCATTTTCTAAACGATTGCCAAAGACCCCATCACCGAAAAGAATCTCAAATTTTTCATCACTAGACTCTTGTAACAAGAAAATCTTAGATGTTGAGTTAATATCAACTAAACTTTGTGCTAATTGATATTTTACAGACGATATGTCAAAAGAACTCTCTTTTACTTGAACGACTAACGTCGAAGTATCAGCGTTAGAGTTGGGAATGATAAATTTTTGATCAATATTTGACGTGTCTACGGTAAATTCTTTGGTGAGAAACGTTCCTTCGTAAATTTCAATGTTTTCAAAGAATGCACTGTCATCAGTAACGGGAACAGTGACATCTTCGGGAATACAGAAGGTAAAGTTAGTGCCTCCAAAACTGTCTGAGAGGGCAACCAGACCCGCTCTAAGGGTCATTGTCGTAGGATTGGTAGTCAGACTACTGGTGTCAACAAAAAAACTGACTGTCGCCTTTGCAGACTTCCTAGAAGAGGGTAAATATCCGATATTTCTTGCAAGAGAGACCACATTTTCTCTCAATGTGGCACTATCAATGAAAACTTCGTTCGACACCATGTTGGCGTTGTACGAAGTGATGTATGTATTATATGCTAACGTGTCAATTAAGACCGAAAAGTTCGATCCTTCAAAATCAAAGTCCGTAAAATTGGAATTTGCACGCAGATAATCCTTGATCTGCGATTTAATTTGATCAAAATCTAGATTTGAGAACTTTGTGAGTGGCATTATCTTGTTGCTTGAAGAATAAACTCTAATTGTACGGGCGTTCTAGGTTGCCCGACGATAAAATACGAAATTAAGACGTTATAACCATTATTATCGTATTCAGGAGTCACTTCAATCGTGTTAATTTCTACTCTTGGTTCAAAATTTTTGATCGTAATGTCAATTTCTTTCTTAATAATCGTTGCTGTACCAAAATCTAGCAGTTCAAACAGACTTTTAGAAACCCTAGAACCTAAATCAGGCTGAAATGGTCTCTCTCCTAGTGCTGTGAGGACTAAATTTCGTATAGAACGAGAAATAGCAGTCTCATTCGAGATCGAAACCAGATCGCGAGTGATCGGATGCTTCAAAAAAGACAACGAAATGTCCTTAAATCTACGTGAGACTGCTTGTGGCACTACTTATCGCCAGAATATCTGTCTTATTTAGTACGAAATTAGGAAGAAATTCCAGAATTTACTCTTTCTTCTCCGGTTTCCCAAAAATATTCATCGGTATCACCGAGTCTTCCCCATCGAACTCCATTCTCAACTTGATAATATTCCGTAGAGACCTTGAAATCGGGCGTAAGTGGCGTTTCAGGGGTGATTGAGAGGTCATAAATTCGTGTTCTATTGTTGGGATACAGTGCGTATTGCCCATTTTCTAGTTCAATGCAGTTATGTGACTTGTGTTCTTGCGGAATTTCACTCACATTACAGTCAATAATATCGTGATCGGGGTGATAATTGTCCAGAGTGAAGAGATATTCCCCTTTCAGATTACCATAGTTACGTGTTCGGATCTCAAAATCCATAGATCCGATGAATTGTTTCTCGATACAGCGGACTCCATAGTCCATACAGTTCCAAAATTGAAGGTTTGGAAGGTCTAGGTCGGGGTCAGGTGTGACTGGTTCCGAGACAAAGGCACTGATGGGCAGTTTATCAAACATTGCACCATACTCAGGCAGATAAGTCTCAAAATAAAAAGCGCGTCCAGGAATCGACTTTGCCGATACCCAGACGCCTTCTACAAACTCACCATGCCCGTCCTTCAAGTCTCTTAGATATTCCTTACGAACCCACACCTTATGTGCAGGGAGATTGATGACGAGTTGACTCATTGATTACCTTCCTTGTCCTCGATACCGCTTACGAGCCGAGTTACGCGAGCTCGCGGAATATTTAGTATGTTGTCCTTGCCCCTGACGAGTCTTTTTGGGACGAGACTCAATCATATTCCCCCCAGTGAGGGATGCTTTCAGTTTTGCCATAATCAGATAACGCGAGTTTTTTCGTGACCAACACGGATACGGGGATCAACCCAAATGTCAAATCCAGCATTGATAGCATCAAGACAGAAGGAGACATCTTCTCCACACATATCCTGAACTTCACCAGATTCAAACTGCTGCATCTTCGGAGCAAACCAAGGATACTTCATCTCCTTGTTCTCAAAGACGCCATTCTTGATCATCACCCATCCGAAACCAATGTAGTCTACCGTGAAGGGTTTGCGCCGCTTCGAGATAGATTCCAGAGTTTCGTGGTTCATGACACCACCATTCTTGCGGAAGTCATTCTCTTCCAACCAGTGAGCACAGGAAGTGGTCTTACCATCCTCAGTGCAATACCAACCAGAAACAATCTCCTTCTCTGTACCATCCTCAGAAATCGCAAGGTCGCACAGTTGCCAGAACTTAGTCGTGTCAAATACAATGTCACTATCAATCCACAACTGATAGTCATATTGCAGTTTACCATCCCAGGGAATCTGATCAGGTCCGCGAAGCACATTCGCACCCAAGCACTTGCAACGTGCAAAGTTAACCATGGAAGAGTAGTCCTGACTGATCTGGATACTCATACCATTCTGAACCATGTCAAAACAAAGTTGAACAAAGTTCTTTAAGAACACATATGAAACACCACGACCAGGCAAACAGAACACAATGCTCTTACCTTTCATCCGTGCTTTGATTGCATCAATGTCAAACTCCTCCTTCTTCTGAGCTGGGGGAGTCTTTGCCTTTACTGTAAATCCTTTTGCCATAAGTTTGAATAACCTACAATTCAAGTCTAAGTGACTATTTAGTTTTTGTCAAGAGATGGAATCTCTTAGTAGGACGCCTCTGATCCATGTTCTAGAAGCACCTTCTCATAACTGAGATCCTCTACTTCATATTCAGTTTTCATGAGACCCACCATGCCTCGGAGAGTCTCCCATTTACTTTCAAAGTCTTCTCTTTTTAAATTATTGAAAAGACATTTCTCTTTTGCGTAGATGTGAAATCTAT